GTTCCTTTTGATCCAGAATCGCCCTTTGTTACCAGTGGATTGAGGTTGGGTTCATCTGCTCTTACTACTATATGGTTTGATGAAAACGACTTTGTTGAAGTTGCTGATATTATTGCAAGTCGTTTGAATAATTATGAGCAAGATGGAAATAAAGAAGAGTGTTTGGAAAGAGTATCTAAACTTTGTAAAAGTAATCCTCTCTACTAAATAAAATTGAATATCGTCGCCGCAGAGGGGAAACTGGCACAATCCAGTTGACTCCCCTCTTTTTTCTTGCTATAATGATTGAACAGCAGATCTGATTATGAGTGTAAAATTAGCATTATTGAAATCGGGCGAGGTTCTGATTTCTGATATCAAAGAGCTTGTTGATGAAAACAAAGTTATTGGATATCTATTTAATAAACCTAAGAAAGTTGATATGTCTACTCCGATGTTTCTTTCCGAAGAAGTATCTAATCAAACTTCTGTTGAGGTTTCTCTTTCATCTTGGTTTATGATTACTGATGATGAAGAATTTGCTATTCCAAAAGATTGGATTGTTACTGTGATGAATCCAGTTGATAGAGTTTTGGCAATGTATGAAAAGTATACTGATGGAGAATCAGAAAATGATTAAGTGTTTGTTACTGAAAACAGGAATTACCGTAGTATCTGAGATGCTTGAAGTCGGTGCCGAAGTTGGTGAACCAGACTGTCGCCTTGTAAATCCTTGTGAAATTGGTGAGAATGGGCAGTTGAGTCGTTGGCCATCTTGCACGGATCAAAGATCTCTTATGCTTGGATCTGATAATTTTGTAACGATTGTTGATCCATCCGAACAAGTTATGAAACAGTATAAGGAGGTTGTTGGATGACTTATAAAGTATTGAGTATTGACCTTGATTATATCATGGGTCCTTCGATAGAAACTTATTCGAATATATTATTTGATGAAGATCCTATGACTAGGTGGAAGCATCTATATGAATATACTCAGTTTCGAGAATCTCAATTTTATGCTGATACCTCATCTTTAATTTATTGCTATGATATATTTTTAAAGGCTTTAAAGAACTGTTCCAATGTTAGTTTTGGATATGAACATGATGAGATTTTATATGAACTTCAGAGTCATAAAAATATTGATTTAATCAATATTGATCATCATGATGATATCTTCTGTAATGACTTTTCTGATGATTTTCCTGGAGGAGAAAATTTAGAAGCAGAATATCAAGCACTGAGAATGTTTGATAGAGTGCATGAGGGTAATTGGGGTGCTTGGTTGCATGTAAAAAATAAACTAAACAAGTTTACCTGGATTACGAATCCAAACAGTCGTAATTTGCAAAAGAATAGTTTTAATTATGAAGTTTTAGGTGATAAGTATGAAACTTATACCAGAGATAGTTATAAGTTTGAAGACTACAAATTTGATTACATTTTTGTATGTCTTTCTCCACAGTATATGCCCCAAGCACACTGGCATTACTTTACAATGTTCATGATGGCGTATGAGACCTACACTGGTGAGAAGGTGGATGTAAACACCTTTGCCAAGCGAAAGTTCATGCAGGAAAACAAATTTAGTCAAGTAACTGATGCGATTCTACACAAACGTTCAAATGGTGGGTAATAACTTCCTCGTGCGAGGTTATGAAGATGGACGCCACTTCATGACTCGCGAGAAGTTTTATCCAACTCTTTTTGTTAATAGCAAGAAAAAAACCAAATACAAAACTCTTGAAGGTGAATATGTTGAGTCTGTTCAACCAGGAACTGTCCGTGATTGTCGAGAGTTTATTAAAACTTATGATGGTGTAGAAGGATTTAAGATTTCTGGTAATGAACGTTTTATCTATCAGTATATTTCTGAGAACTATTCCGAAGATGAAATCAAGTTTGATATCAGTAAAGTCAAACTTGCAACTATCGATATTGAGGTTGCTTCTGAAAATGGATTCCCAGATGTAGAATCTGCTGCTGAGGAAGTCCTACTCATTACTATTCAGGATTATAATACTAAGGAAATTGTTACCTGGGGACAAGGACCTTTTAAACTGAAGCAGGATAATCATTACTATAAGCAGTTTAACAATGAGTATGATCTTCTCAATGATTTCATCAACTGGTGGATGATTGAAGAGAATACTCCTGAGGTTCTGACTGGTTGGAATAGTAAACTGTATGATATTCCATATCTGGTTCGTCGTATGGATAGAATCATCGGTGAAAAGTTGATGAAGCGACTTTCTCCTTGGGGATTGGTAACGGAACATGAGATCTTCATTGCTGGCAGGAAACAACTTTCCTATGATATTGGTGGAATATCCCAGTTAGACTATCTCGATCTCTATAAAAAGTTTACCTATAAAGCACAAGAATCTTATCGACTGGATTATATTGCCAGTGTAGAACTTGGGCAAAAGAAACTGGATCACTCTGAGTTTGATACTTTTAAGGACTTCTACACAAATGGGTGGCAGAAGTTTGTAGAATACAATATCATTGACGTAGAACTTGTCGACCGTATGGAGGACAAGATGAAACTCATTGAACTCGCTCTTACTATGGCATATGATGCCAAGGTGAATTATGAAGATGTGTTCTCACAAGTTCGTATGTGGGACACCATCATTTATAATTATTTAAAGAAACGAAATATTGTTATTCCTCCTAAGGTGCGTTCTGATAAAAACGAAAAGTATGCAGGTGCATATGTTAAAGAACCGATTCCAGGAAAGTATGATTGGGTTGTGTCTTTTGACCTTAACTCTCTGTATCCTCATCTTATCATGCAATACAACATCTCTCCAGAGACGTTACTTGATGAGAGACATCCAACAGCAACAGTTGATAAAATACTTAATGAGGAGATAAACTTTGAACTGTATAAAGATAATGCAGTCTGTGCCAATGGTGCAATGTACCGCAAAGATGTTCGTGGGTTCCTGCCAGAACTCATGGACAAGATGTACAATGAACGTGTAATCTTTAAGAAGCGAATGCTTCAGGCAAAGCAACAGTATGAAAAAACTCCAACTAAAACACTGGAGAAAGAGATTGCACGGTGCAACAATATCCAGATGGCTAAGAAGATTTCACTCAACTCTGCTTATGGTGCAATCGGTAATCAGTATTTTAGGTACTATAAACTGGCCAATGCGGAGGCGATTACGCTTTCTGGTCAAGTCTCTATCCGTTGGATTGAGAGTAAGATGAATGATTATCTAAATAAACTGTTGTCTACAACCGAAGAGGATTACGTAGTTGCATCTGACACAGATTCAATTTATCTTAATCTTGGACCTCTTGTTGATAAATTTTTTGGTAATAAGTCTGGTGATAAAGCAAAGGTCGTTGAACTACTTGATATGGTATGTCGTGACAAACTGGAACCGTACATTGATCAGTGCTACAGCGAGTTGGCAACGTATGTATCGGCGTATGACCAGAAAATGCAAATGAAGCGTGAGAATATTGCTGATCGTGGTATCTGGACTGCGAAGAAGCGATACATTCTTAACGTGTGGGATAGTGAAGGTGTTCGATATGAAGAACCTAAACTTAAAATGATGGGTATCGAAGCAGTCAAATCATCCACACCTGCACCGTGTAGGAAGATGATTAAAGATGCCTTAAAGTTAATGATGACTGGCACTGAAGATGATGTTATTGAGTTTATTGATAAATCCCGCGCAGAGTTTAAGAAACTTCCCCCAGAGCAGATTTCTTTTCCCCGTTCTGTTTCAGATGTTGTGAAGTACAAGTCTTCCTCTGACATCTATGCTAAGGGAACTCCGATTCATTGTCGTGGAGCACTTCTCTATAATCATTACATCAAAGAGAAAAAACTCACTAACAAATATTCTTTGATTCAGAATGGTGAGAAAATTAAGTTTTGCTATCTCAAGAAACCAAACATTATTCATGAGAATATTATCTCATTCATTCAAGAGTTTCCTAAAGAACTCAACCTTGACAAATACATCGACTATGACTTACAATTTGAGAAGTCCTTTGTCGAACCACTAAAAGCAATACTTGATGCGATTGGTTGGAATGTCGAAAAAACTGTAAACCTGGAATTATTTTTCTCCTAATGGATCTACCTATTAACGACAAAGAACTTGCTACGATTGTAAGTGCATTAAGACTTGGTGGAGATGCTGCTCTCTACCAAAAGATTAATACGATCAAAAAGATTAGGGAGACTCATCCCGAAACATATAAAAAAGTAGCACGCGAAGAATTTGGATTTGTTATTTAATGATTAAAGTAAAATATCAACTTAAAGAACATTCAAATACGACACTCTTTAAGTTCTTTAAAACTGAACTTCAGGTAGAGATATTTAAATCTCAAAACCCACATTATATTTTTGAATGACTTATGGATTTTTTAAAAGAGATTGTAAAAGAGATTGGAGATGACTATACCCAACTCGCCTCAGACATCGATGACACAGAAACTTTCGTGGACACGGGTTCGTACATTTTTAACGGACTCGTTTCA